TGTTGTATACAGGTCAAATCCCACGATGGGACATTAGCAGAGTACGACCTGCAGGTGCCCCACTCAAGACTTTCGGAGGCCGTGCAAGTGGTCCTGAACCTCTCGTCGATCTCTTCAAGTTTACAGCTGAGTTGTTTCAGGGATCAGCTGGACGACGCCTTACGTCCATTGAGTGCCACGATCTTTGCTGCAAGATTGCTCAAATCGTCGTCGTCGGAGGGGTCCGAAGGTCAGCCCTCATCAGCCTCAGTAACCTCACGGACGACAGAATCCGACGATGCAAGCACGGACAGTGGTGGGTCGATGAACCCCAGCGAGGACTAGCTAACAACTCAGCGTGTTACACAGAGAAGCCTGACTTTGAGGCGTTTTTAAACGAATGGACAAGCCTGTATGAATCAAGATCAGGAGAACGAGGTGTGTTCTCTAGAGTCGCAAGTCAAAAGCAAGCTGCAAAGAACGAGCGACGAGATGCTACCTATGATTTTGGAACTAATCCATGTAGCGAAATCATCCTCAGGCCCTATCAATTCTGCAACTTGTCTGAAGTTGTTATCAGGCCAAACGATACTCTCGCAAGCCTCAAACGAAAGGTACGTATTGCAGCTATCCTTGGAACTCTACAGGCGACGTTGACTGACTTCCGTTACCTACGTAACGTGTGGAAGACTAACACAGAGGAAGAGGCGTTGCTAGGGGTGTCCCTGACGGGTATCATGGATCATCCTATCCTGTCAGGACGAGAGGACAAGGGTAAACTCAAGAAGTGGCTTACGGAGATGCGTAATGAAGCTATTGTTACAAATGAACAATGGGCTAAACAGCTTGGCATTAACCCTTCTGTCGCTATTACTGCAGTTAAGCCTTCAGGTACTGTTAGTCAGCTGGTCGATAGTGCTAGTGGGATTCACCCTCGCTACAGCAGTCAATATATTAGGCGAGTCCGTGCTGACGCTCGTGACCCACTTTGTAGCGTCCTAGAGGCCGCTGGTGTCCCTGTGGAGGACGATCTAATGTCCCCTAGTACACGGGTATTCAGCTTCCCTATCGCGTCTCCTGAGGGCGCTGTGACAGCCTCAGACATGGGTGCTATGGAGCAGCTAGATCTCTGGGAGATATACCAGGATTACTGGTGTGAACACAAGCCATCAATGACCTGCTACTATCGTGATGAGGAGTTTCTAGAGGTGGGACAGTGGCTGTACAACAAGTTTGATAAGGTGTCAGGTATCTCTTTCCTGCCCTACTCAGACCACACGTACCAGCAAGCACCGTATGAGCCTGTGGACAAGAAGACGTACAACCAGCTTGCTAAGGACTTCCCTAAGGAAATATCGTGGGATATTGAAGAGGCCAGCGATATGACTGAGGGGTCACAGCAACTGGCCTGCACAGGAAACAACTGTGAGTTGTAGAGTGCTGGCGTTGGTTATTCTTATGTTGCCAGCGTGTACTGTGGTCACTACTTCTGATCCACAATGGGAGTGGCCTCAAGACATAAATAGTATGGAGTAACCCTCGGACTTACCTACGTCCTCTGGCTTCTCTTTAGGGTCATGGGGCGTAGGTATTCCTTCAGCCTGCATCTTTTTAACACGTTCCTTAGAACTCTGGCACATACTGTGGTAGTCGATAGAGGTGTAGCTTACTGTGTGCTTATCATCGTTCATTAGTTTATCCCCGCCTTCTTAAGTTCTTCACTACGTTCCTTGGCCTTTTGCTTTGCCTCGTACTCTAGCTTACGTTCAGCACCGCCAAAGAGCCAGTAGTACATTACTTGACCACCAGTAGGCAAAGCCTTAACAGCTTTAGCTACATCTTTGTCGTCTTTTGTGTCCTCAGTAATCATAGCTTTTATACCTTTAGACACACCATCTATCAGTTCAACAGCAGGTACAGAGACAACCTGTGATCCTATGAAAGAACCAACTTGCCCACGCTGCAAGTACCTTTCTGTTGAGTACTTACTAAAGAATAATAAACTAGAGAGTGTCCAAAAAATATCATCATCAAAACTCTCAGGATCTAGTTCACCTGTTGTAATATAATCTTTTGCTTGCTGTACTGTAGCACCTGATAAGCCCATAGCAGCAGCGTATCGCAACATATTACCAGCGCCCTCTACTTTTTCCTTAGCACTCCCGTGTATCATCTTCTCTACCATATCTCTACGGACCAAATCAAGTTGCTTAAGTGCAAATGTCTTGAGAGCATAAAAGATTCTACCGTTAGGCATATCAAGATATTTCTTAGGCATCTCTGACAGAGAGATAGGCTGTACATCAGATAACTCGTTCCACAACATTAGCTTCACGTTGTCCGTCATTCTATCATTAGCTAAGTCATCAATCAATGCAGACACATCGTCACCGTGCGTGTCTCTGAATCTCTTGGCAGCAGCCTCTGGATTTTTCTTGGCAATCTTAGACCACTTGTGTAGTGAAGAGTTCATCAAGGTTTCTTTGCCCAGCTTGTCAATTTTATTGAATCCTACAGAACTCAGAATAAAATCAAGACTTTTTCCTGTTCCGTTAATGCTAGACATTTCAGCGGCTATTTGGTTTATTAAACCCATATCTTCAACAGTAACTGTCTTCTTTCCTGCTAAACTCTTAATAGTGTTGACTAAGCCATTAAGATAAATAGAAGAGCCTAAGTCTCCTAGCTGAGTTAGCGCAGAAGAAAACTGACCTAGCAAAGATGCGTACTGTAGATTTTTTGTACCTAGTATAAACTTACTAGACGCTTGTTCCCCAAGTTCAAAGCGAGCCTTGAGCATTGCGTTGAGCGTATCAAGTTGATCTGTATCCATACCACGCTTGGCTGCATCAGCAATGTAGTTAGCTATGCTTGCCTCGGTGTCTACAACTGTAGTACCTTCTTTGTTTACTGCGTGATTGCCAAAGAATTTACGCTTCTCAGTCTCACGCACTGCACGGGTAACGTACATCTGTAGTGACTCTGGTGCGCTGTAGTAATACTGGTCTACTACATCGTCAAGTTTTTCTATCTTCCGTTCTTTTGTTATCGACGGTTTACCTCCGACACCCCTGCGTCTCTGCAGGTACTGAGAGATAACTTGACTAATTTCAGGATCGTCTAGTTCTCGCCAGCTATCTACCTTCCTTGACTTAGCGTACTTCTCTAGTATTTGCTCTACTTCAGACTTGCGTGTTGTACCCAAGGCTCTCATCAAGCCATCGTAGTCTTTGACCACACGCGGGAAGTAGTTTTCTCTGTACTCAATCTTAACACCAGCGTTCTTTAGATCGCCGTACAAACCGTTAAGAGTATTGCGTACGTTCTCTATCTCAGGTAGCAAGTCACGCATCTCTTTGGATGTGCTTTCGGAAGCAATAAACTTAGCCTCGTCAACTTCACCGTTAAACAACGCACGTTGAAACTTTTTAAACTCAGTCGGGTTAGTCTTGTTTGCTCTAGCTGCGCCAGTAATAAACTTACCCAGTTTGTTCATAGTCTCTGAAGAGTTTACGTGCAAGTCTTTTTCATATTTACGCAAGCGAGCAAAGGTCTGCTTGTCAACATTCTTAATTACTGTACTTATAGGAGCCGCTACAGCATCGTATGCTTTACCAATTATGCTTGTAGATGCCAGAGGATTCTCTCGTGCAGCCACAATCTTAACAGCAGCTTCAGCATTAGGAATCACGGGCTGTCTGCTGGCGTGTACCAGAACATTGTCAAGATCGTCTGTAGTTACACCAAGAGTTTCGTTAGCCTTAGCCACGATAGCTTTCTCGTCTAGACCTTCGACTACACCCTTGGCGTACTCTTGCTCCAGCTTATCAACCATCTTGTCAGCTTTCTTCTGTGACCGTGGCGTAGCTTGCTTACCCATGAGTCTTGCAGCAGTAACCCTTGTCTTGTTCTCAGCTTCTTTGACAGCCTCGACACCTTTGCGGGTTACAGTAGCAGCGCCTTTGACAAGAGCCTCTGTAGCTGCTGGAGCCACAGCACCTATGCCTGTCATCATGCCAAACTCTACAGGGTCAAACTCACCTTCAACCAGCTGTTTAGCAGCGGCAGTCTCAGCACCGATAGCAGCGCCTGTAGCAGCCTGCGCTACTTTTGTTTTACCAAACGGTATTACGGTAGTTGGGGTAGCCAGTGCACCCGTGAGTGTGCCTAGGATTTCTGCACTAGCACTTTTGCCAGCATCCTCTTGGTACAAAATAGTTTCAATGTTATCTAGCTTACCCAAAAATTCCCTACGGTCTGCGAGGTAAGCCTTGCGTTTTTCATAGGACATATTCTCAAAGTCAGCACCATACAGTTCTGCAGGAGAACGGTACACAGGTAAGCCACCTTCAAAGTCTATGTTACCTACAGGCATGGCAGCTTCTAAGGCCAAGCCCCAGTCCTGAACATCGGTGTACGTAGTATCGTAAGCTAACTTAAACTCGTCCCACCAGCCTATGTCTTTCTTAGGTTCTTCTTTTTCTGGTGCAGAGTCTTCTTCGTCTACGTAACGAAAGCGCGTTCCAACAGGCTCTTCAGCTTTTGCTTCCTGTTGTTCTACCTCTTCTTCGTTTAAATATCTGAAAGCCATTATTAATCGCCCGTATTAATCAGGTAAAACTTCAACTAATTTGCCATTAATTTTAATAAATGTTCCAACTTTGGGTTTAGCTGCAATAGCTTCTTCTTCTGTATCAAATTCAGGAACTGAAGTTTCTTTTAATTCAGCAACGTCCGTCTTAAAAAACAGAATACCCTCTTTACGAATGTCACTAATTTTACTTAAAGTATATTCTCTTGCTTGAGCTTCGGCTTCTTCTCTGTTAATTCCCCCTTGCTCTAGCAAATCAAGGTATTTAGCAGCCCATAAATTGTTTGCTTTTTCTTGGTCAGCCGCACTTAAAGCTACATATTTTTCATTATCTGCTAAAGAATAAGCAGCATTTTTTGTTTCGGTAGAGGTCACTTTACCTACTGATCTAATTGGTTCAGCGTCTGGAGGAAGGTCTATGTAGTTGTTTGGGTTTTGTCGGTCTTGATATGCCATTCTATCAGAACCATCTTCAGTAACCTTTCCTCCACGGACACGACCAACGCCTTCTACATAATACTGCTTCATATCAGTAAGTTTAACTTTAGGTTTTTTATCACCCTCCATGACTAATTTACGAGCGCCTTCTACAGTAACAACACCTTCTTCAAGTAAATCAGCAGCCTCGCTTGCTCCAGGCCTATCCATTGACCTGAGACTTTTAACAAGTTCGTTAGTTTCTCTTTCTTGCTGTGCTTCTGTAGCTAGTTTAGACACAAGGCTAGAAGGAACATCTTTTAGTTTACCTTCTGCAACCGCTTGACCAAATGTAGTGTCAGACAAATCAGCGGTAGTAACAAAGGCTTCCAAAGCTGCTTGGCCTTGCTCTGCTGCTGCTTTAGATTGTCTAGAAGTAGACAAAACTTGCCCAATCTGTGCTTCCGTGTAAATACCTTTTTCTATATCGTTAGCAACTTCATCTAAGCCTTCAGCCCTAAGTTGTTCAACAGCGTATTCTCTTTGGGCTTTGCTGCCTACTAACTTTTGAGTATCCATCGCGCCTTTGAGAGCAGATGATGGGTCTTTGTACTGCCCTGCAATTAACCCACGTATACCGATAGACGCTTCTTCTGGAGACAATCCTGATCTTGTTGCAAGTTCGTTATATGCAGCCATGTTTTGACCAGTAGCTAGATTAGTGTTAGCTAGTTCAGCACCCTTTCGGAATACATCGGCAAGGTAGTCTTTACCTTCTGCCTCTGCTTCTTGTGCTTTTTTACTTAACATTCCGGGGTTGATTGCGCCAGCAGTCGTGTATTGGCTTACAATTTGTTGGGCTTGTTTTATTTCTTCTGCTTGCCTACGCTGCGTAAGCATCCCTCCAATTTGTTGACCTAAGTTTTGACCAAACGCCTGAAGGGGCGCACCTATTGCGCGACCAGCAAACTGACCAGACTGTGCGAGCATACCTGCTATTGAGCCATTAGCCATCAGAGTTTGCCTCCTTCAAAACTTTAGAGTAGTCTACCATGAGGTATCCGTTGTCTGCTTTAGTAACGGCAGATGGGATTACCTTTTGAACTTCTTGAGCTAAGACACCAAACGTGGGCGCATCGCCTACCAAGTTTTTAGCTTCTTTAGTCCAATCCCACACATATAAATCAATACCGTTCTTAAGTGTTTTTACTTTAGTAATGTTTTCTTTCAAAGCTACATCAGAGGGCAACCACCAAGGTCTTCCTGTTGCTGCGTTGCTTCCAGAAAGCAGACCACCAAGGCCTCCTAACAGACTTGAGTAAATACCGCTGTACAAATTAGCAAGGCCTGTTCGTTGTCCGATTAATCCTTGAATGTTTCCAAGCTGTGCTTCAAAGTCAAACTCTGCTTGCTGTCTTCGTGCTACGTCAGCCATACTAGCTACGTTAAGTGCCGGACTCAGAGCAGACAACAAGGATGCTTGGGGTGCGTAGCTTTGTTGTAAAAACTGTCCACCCAAAGCTGCTTGTTGCGATTGCTCTGCTTGTGCCTGTTGCATAGCAGCAAGCATGGCTTCGTTTTGTGCTTCTGTTTGAGCTTTAGCCATCGCAAGCTGTTCAGGAGTTCCGCCAAACTGACTCGTTGTTACACCGCCACGGCCTTGAGTAAACAAGCGTTCTTCTAAAGCTAGTCTTTGACGCTGTTCTTCAGGGGCTTGTGCAGCCCTAATACGATTATAGATGTCCGCCTCACGAGCAGCAGTGTCCTGTGTAGCGCTAGTAAAAAACCCTTGCGCTCCTCCAAACAACTGCTGTTGCATAGCCGCTTGAGTAGGGTCCAGCGTGTACGTAGTGTCTCCAGTTGCTGTCGTTACTGTTGTCCCGGTTGGTCCGGTAACAGTAAACGGTTGGAAGGTAGCAGAGGGAGCTTCTATCTGAGGCAGCGGGTCTGTATATAACTGCTCTATTTCTTCCGGTATAAGGCCAGAAGTAACGCTTCCTAAAATGTCACTAAAAATACTCATTAGTAAGTACCTCCATCAATCGTCCCTGTAGACAGAGTTCCTGTAAACGTGAGATTAGGAATCGTCACAGTACCTGTAAACGTAGGTGAAGCTAAGTCTGCTTTCGTTGCAACAGCAGTTACAATGTTGTCAAACTCTGTGTTAAACTCAGTGCCTTGAATAATTTTGCCAGCATCTCCAGAAGGCAAACTATCTTTAGCAGCAAAGTTAGTTGTCTTTGTATAATTGCTCATAATGTTTTACCCATAAGTGCTAATACGTTGATTTCTTGGAGAGATAAAGCAAAACCGTTTATTTCTGATTCAAGACCAATAGTAATTACCGAACCGCCGCCTGTAGTATTTACAGAGGGTCTTGTTGTTGTTTGTCCTCCAGTAAACTCAGCAACTGTGTATTCTGAAGCTGCTTCGTTAAAATAGTAAGGAGTTTGATTACCTACGGTAAACTCCTGTGTACTAAATGTTGTACCAAAGTCGTACGCCCATTTGACGAACACTGTAGCGCTGTTAGCGCCGACCAGTGTAGGTCTAAGTTTTTTTAGTATCTTAGTTTTAGACGGATCACCAAAAGTCAAGCCGGGGCTGTAGTACCTAAAACGGTAACTAGCAGTCTTAATTGTACCTGAGTCATTGTATTCATCAGCGTACCCTGCGTACTCGCCTACGCCATCGTCAGTACCTACTAACAGCGTACCGTCGTTCTTTCTTTCGTAGGACTTAAAAGGAGCAGAGGTCCAACGAGTAACCCTATAAGCGTTGTTTTCTAGTCTACCCTTGAGATCAAAGCAATACGTCGTGTTTTGCTCTGGGAACGTAATCAAGTAAAACGAGTTCTCAGGGCTGTACACAGACGCAGTAGGAGCAGTCCGTGTTTCAACCAAAGCAATAATTTCAGTTTTCACGTTCAGGCTTAGGTCAGACAGAGGCAGTGACTTCTCTTGAATCGTTCTGCCAAAGCTGCGTAGCCCTGAGTTAGACATAAACAACACATCTGTACCTGTGTGCTGTACAGAGTTTCTACAGATGCACCCAACGCCAGCAACGGTGTCAACCAGAGCCATACTAGCTGGGCTAAACGCATTACCGTATACAAGGATGCTGTGCTTACCTAAAATAATTAAGCTGTTATTATGGGCAACCAGTGCCCGTACCTCGTCGTAACCGTCAGGCCACGCTTTAGATACATCTATAGAACCACTGGAGCCACCAGTGAAGTCTGTGCCTATCAGTAGATCAGACCAGTAAATCGTTTGGGTGTCTGCAGCGTTGTCTACGATCCACAGTCTACCGTAAGCTGCTAGAGCTTCGTGGCAGTAAAAATTAGTGTTAGTGCTAGATCCAGTAGCAGTACCAAATGTCCTAAGTCCTGTAGCATTGTCGTACACCAGAGGCTCGTGTCCACGCTGGAAAAAGTAAGCCTTGTCGTTAAAGTTTACAATCTTCCAGTTGTCCGCTGTAATCGTGTACGAACCCGGAGTAATGTCTGTCAGGGTGTCATCAGGATTAGTGGTCTGCGTAGTCTTAAATATCTTGTTGTTGCCTGTAACAAATACTTCTTCGTTACCAGCATCATCGTAAAAGTGGTGTACTTTGACAGCGTAATCAGACCCAAGAGGTGTTGATACAGCAGTCAACAAGTCTACACCCTTACGTGCAGCAATGCGCCCACGCTTGTCAATCACAGCGTTATCTGCTATGTCAGCATAAGAAAAATCCTGACCAATAGGAGAGTCTTCTGTGTTGACTCCCTTGAATCCCGGAGCAACTAAGTTGATACTTTGTAGTGGCTGTGCCATGCACTAATCTCCTACGGGGTGTACCAGATGACTTCTTCAGGGTGCTTCTGTGCGTCCAGAGCAATCGCATCAGACAAATACTTATCAGCAATACCAAAGTACTCAGGTGCTGATGTACCGCCTGTCTCGCCACGCTCACGCGCCAGAAGAGCTACTGCCATGTGGATCACAGGCTGACTGGGAATCAGCAGTGTGTCCGTGTCAGCACTCAAATCATCGTTACGCAGAATACAGTTAAACCGTAGGTTGTACACACCGTCAGGCTTTGGATAAATGTCGATCTGCGTGTCACCAGCTGAATCCACGCCGTTGTACGTGTAGTACTCAGGTGCGCCTGATACTGGGTCTTGGTTTAGATACTTGTCGTTGAACCAGTGCTGCGTGTTGTACTGCATAAAGATGTTAGACGTATCATTGATTACGTCCAGTGCCTTGATCTTATTCTGTGACCCTGTGAGTACATAGTTAAATATGTCAGCAGTAGTAGTGATAGTCAACGTAGTACGTAACGCTGACCAGTCCCATGCAGACTCAACTAGTTTCTTTGCGTCGTTAACAAAGTCTCCAGCCATCTTGCTGTAAGTATTAGCCGTAACGCTAGATACTTCATCTTCACGCAAACGTCTAAGGACATTGTTTACTAAATTTAAATATGTCATACTTTAGTGTCTCCGCCGCCAGTAAAGATACCGGCCAAGAAATCTGTAATAGGAAACTCTTGTCGAGTTTGTTGCTGAGGATCTGCAGTTATAGCAAAGGTATAGGGCTGAAACATTCCGCCACCGCCGCCACCGCCACTGGGGACTGTAGGCGTTTCAGTTTCTTCATCATCGTCATCAGGCGGTGTTACCGGAGGTTCTGCGTCTTTAATACACTGATCGAAACCTTCAGGATCTGGCGAATATCCTGGCTTACACGCGCCACAAGACCCGTCTTCGTTTGTGACTCTGTTTTGTTGGTCACACGGAGTAACCGCAGGTTCGTCATCGTCATCGGGTTCCGTGTCAACTACAGCAACATCATCATCTTCTTCTTCTGTGTCAACTACAGCAACATCATCTTCTTCTTCTGTGTCAGTGGCAGCAAAACAAGCATCGTAATTATCCTTAAAAGAACCATCAGGACACTTGACTTTACCACAAGCTGCATAGTTTGCTTCTGTTATAGTAGAGCAATCTGGGTCGCTTACACCGTCTTCAGGGCCTGCTAAACAAAGACTGTCATACTCGTTGCTGTATTTGTTGTAAGCTAAGTTTTTAGCGTAGTCAAAGCTCGGAGTGTAACTAATTTTTGGTTGTTCACAGTCAACAATAAATCCGTAGTTTTCTTCTTCACTACTATCGTCTACACCGTCGTCTACAACCGGCTCATCTTCCGCACAGTACTTGTCCCAGTTAATCTGCGCGTAACCGTACTCTTCAGGCCTCGGTTGACTACACATCTGGTCAATGGAGCTGACCTGACCACACGGGCTTCCGTCTGTGGGTGCAGCGGTTCCGTCAGTACATTGATCTGAACAAGACCCGTCTGGGTTTTTTAGTCTTTTAGGGTCAGTACATTCGACAACAGGTTGCTCTTGACACGCCTCCATATATGCACTAGCATACTGTTGGTGTGCGTAGTTTTTATCAAACATGAAGCTAGGAGTGTAACCAATCATAGGCTGGCTACAATCAACTACAAAGCCGAAACCAAAGTCTTCCCCTTCTCCTTCTGCGGGACCTTCAGGATCGTCCGTAACTTCTGGGCAACGCCCTGTTTGTGGATCAATCTCTCCACTTTTACATTTGTCTGAACATGAACCGTTAGGATTCTTAAGCCTGTTAGGGTCAGTACACTCTTCAATAGCAGGAGCAACGCAATCGCCACTAACGGGGTCAACTTCGTAATCACCGTTTATACACTTGTCTGTGCAAGTCCCTGTCGCTTCGTCGTAAATTCTACCTGAGTCTTTACACTCTTGTTCTTCTGCCGTTAACTCAGGCTCAAAATCTGTAGGATCTTCACAGAAGCCAGTAGTAGGATTAACTTCAAAAGGAACACCATCAGCAGTTGTTTCAACACAGTTGCCGCAGTCTGCTGCTGATTTAGCGCCTACTACCTGTTCTCTACCAGCTTTTGCACAGTCGTAATCAGCGCCAGCTATAGGTAAACCAACGGTTCCGTTATCGTCAATATCAATGTCAAACAGGTCTTCTAGTGCGCCTATGATTTCTTCGCCGTACTGACCGCCAATAATAATCGCTCGCATCCACGGAGGAAGTCCGGGTTGCGTTGGGTCAGCGCTACCGAATACACCTTCTATGTAGTCTTTGATTTCTCCAGCACACTCAGCTGGGTTAGTGACACAGTCTTTAGCCTCTAGAATCTTGTTAACAGCTTCAGTAACTTTTGCCTCAGTAGCTGTAGCAACCTCTTTAGCACCGTCTTGTATGCCTTTGGTAATTATGCCTGCAATGTCACGCTCTTCAAGACACACGCTGGGTAGTTTATCGTCGTTAATGCCGGTGTCTGGATTAGTACCAACGACCCCATCTTCACCAGCCATACACTCGTTTAGTTGATCTCTAGCTGCATCCTTAAACGGACCAGAAACCGCGTCCCAGATTTCTCCTAGTGTTGGAAGTGACATTATCGAGGGCCAAGGCAACCACTTAGGTAAACCCGGAATCTCAAGGCCCTTAAAGATTATTTGTACGTGTCTACCAAAGTCGTCCCAAAGATCGTTAATGCTTTTTGGGTCAACACAGTTTGTTGTAACAGTAGACGAGCAGATATCAACCTTAGCGCCTATGTCGCTGTCCCCTAGAATCATTCGATCTAAGACTTGTTCGGGGTTAAACAGACTGAAAGAATCTATGTAAGGGTTATCAGGATAACCTGCGTTTTCGTACTTGTAAAACAACTCACCAAGTTCTTTTGGATCTTTGTTAAAGGTTTCTTCAAACCTGTTTAAAAATCCTTGGTGTTGTGTAGCCGCCGCTGCTTCAACCGCTGAAGTTATAGATGCATTACTATAGGGGTATCCGCTTTCTCTGATGTTGGTTTCGTATTCCTCAAGAGTCATGTCACCATCAGCAACACCTTTTAACAGACTCTTGAAATACCGTAGCATCTCTGCTTCAGCTAAGTCTTGAGCATCGCTTCTCTCGGGGTACTGAGCGCTTTGGCTAAACAGGTCTTGCAGAGTTCGCCACCATGCGTAACCGCCCATAGCGTTTATATCAACAAAACAGCCCTGAGCATCGCATTTAATAGCTATTCCATAATCTTCTGTAGCCATCAGTCTTTCTTCCCTTTCAACGCAAGCAACTTATCAGCACCACGGATGCCAAACGATGCAGACACAGCCATGAACAACAGGTACTGATACCAGTCTGGGAGCATATTCAGTTCGCCAAAGGCAATGCCAATGCGATCCAGTATCTCTACGTCGTTCATGCTGATTCCCCACATGAGTGCAACTACGGGTGCTGACAAGAGCAAAGTAAACCACTCGTCTTTCCACGAGGTAGCACTAGCAGACGCCATGAGTTGTTCCCAAGACGCTGTGTTCTTGATGACTTCCATTTTAGCGTTGTGTATCGCGTTCTTCTCCTCGGCTCGGTTTTTGATGACCTGTCCGATAAGATTAGTAAGAGGCGATATAAGTGCTTGCCACATAGGTTTACCTCATCATGTAAACAACAAGGGACGCACAGGCACTAACAGCTACCCAGAAGAATCGTTCAGCAGTCTTGACAGAGCCAGTGTTCAACGTAACCGCTGACGTTAGCTCTCGTATGTCATCCTCCTGATCGTCTAAACGCTTCTCGTGCCTGTCCATGCGTTTGAACACAGATAGCATTTGCTCTTCGACACGAGCAATCTGTGATACCGCTTCAGTCAGCTTGTCGAGCTTTTGCTCAATCCTGTCGAGTCTGTGTTCTTCTAACATTAGTTACCGCCTGTTTACCAAGGTACGCCTGTGCCTGATGTGGGTGCTGCCTGCTCTGCAATCTGTGCGTCTACAGAGGATTCAATGTCTGCTACAGGGTCGTTGCCTTCGTCAGCCGTAGCAACCATGTCAGCGGTCATCCAAGAGAGTACAGTAAACTCATCTAGGCTATCCCAAGCTACAAAGTTGCTGGGGTCAGGCGCAGGTAGGCCGTGTGTGCCGTATGCGGAACCTGTGTTACCGTTTTCGTCTTCTTTTGAACACCGCCAGTGTACGGTGGTGACTACGTTAGACAGACCATCTTGTGATACTGCGTAGTCTAGTGCTGCTACTTTCCATGTGAATGACATAGTTTATGCTCCTTTTAGTGCCGCTACTTCGGCTTTGAGGTCTTGGATTTCTTTAATCATCATTGGGACTAGCTTGCTGTAATCAACGCCCCACATATCGTCTTCAGTCTCGCCTTGTGATACCGCTTCAGGTGCAACGTCAACAAGTTCTTGTGCGACCATGCCGTAGGTCTGGTGTGATCCGTCAGCCTTCCAATCAAACGAACGTACACGAATAGCGTCAATGTTACCTGCTGGTGCGTCTACGATGTTTTCCTTTAAACGAGCGTCTGATGAAGTAACGTAAGAAGTTGCGCTGTTTAATGTTCTTATTGTTCCAACAGTGCCGTTAGGGTTCTTAAAGATATGATGAATTTGATCTGATGTTTGATCTCTTCCCGTTATGATAACGTTGGGGCCAATCTGTACGCCTTCATCGCCTGTCCCAACCGCGGTAGTAGTCCCAACCAGCACGTTACCATCTTCGTCTAGACGCATTTTTTCTGTAAACGAATCGCCCTTTCTTGTATAAAAATGTATCTGCCCTTCTCTTGCGCCAACACCATTCCATACACCTCTAATGCTAGAGCCGTATGCTTGCGATGTTCCAGAGTAGTAACCGCCAAAGTTAATATAACTATGTATGTCGCCATTGGCAGGACTGGGACTAAAGTGCATTAAGTCTATCTGCGCTCCACCAGACGAACTATTTGTAGACGTTAGTCTTATGAGATCGCCAGTGCCGTTTATGTGTAGTTTAGCGGCAGGAGATGTAGTACCAATAGAAACATTGCCGCTAGAGTTGATACGCATACGCTCTGAGCCACCAGTAGCAAACGCCATTGAATCGTCGTTGTTGTCGTAATCAATAAGACCGTTGTTTAGTCCCGTGTCACTTGACGGAGCAAATTGCAGTCTTGCATTGCTCGTTGCTCCACTAAATATAGT